GAGCCTGCCACAAAAGGCACGACAAGGGGGTTTACTGACCCTATTTGCTCACTGCGAATCACGGCTCCGATCTCATTATTAAGCACATCATCGATGTTAATTAGGTCTTCGTTTACTTCAAGTCTTGGGGTGTTTACTAAAGCCACGTTGTCTAAAATGCCTCTTAGTACGCTAGTGGTCGTGTCTTGATCGTTCATTACTAATTCAGCAAGTGACCTTCCGTAGAATGCGTGTGGCTCTGGGTCCACATGAAAATCAGCAAAAGGTACTTTGTCCCAGGGCTCTTGTTCTAGAATTTGATAGTTAGTACCACCGCATAAAAACTTGTGCAAAGTGGGTACGCCATCACCCTCAATGTCTATTTTTAAATAAGCCTCAGTAACAATGATTGAGCGCATCGATGGGTCATTAATCTCCTCATCGGTGGAGTCTACACTCTCACCAAAACGAAGTAATTTCTCCTCTCCTTCATTTTCGGAGTTATCGTCTTCGCCAACCAGGCCATCAATCACATCTTGATCAAAACCCATAGCGACTAAATCGCCTGCGCGTTTTTCTGCCTTATGGCATACAATATAAGCATCATCAATTGATTTTGCTGAACCATCGATAAAAAACTCTTCCGGGGGAATACCTTCAACGAGCATTTCCCCCTCTTCGTATTTGTGAGAAATTAACATAGAGTGAACATTGCGAGACACCTCCATGCCCATCTCATCCATTTCCATTGTTAACTCTTGCGAGTGTTCAATAATCTCAACCTCATCATCTGACACAAGCATTTCAACTTCATCATCTGACAAATTCTCATATGTGTGCGACTCAGCAATGGTTGAGTTATTCCACCACACCTTCACAATGCCGACTTTTTTAACGAGCGAGTCATGGATGGCGTTGCTTAATACGTTGTAACCACCCACCTTATCAAACACCCAGTGCGTGTATGCCGTGGCCTGCTCTGCATTAGCCACATCTTCGACACCCTTTGGAATAAACTCAACAAATTTATCGTTATTCAGAAACACGCGCATGAGGCCAGGCTTTGCACCACGAACAACATCCCTAACTTTAGTTGAAACAACTTTTGATCGGCCCTCTTCGTGGCTAAGGTCTACAGCCCCGTCAAAGTACTTTTGAGCGCGTTCCCGATCTTCTCTTATGCTGGTATCAACGTAATCGATTGCGGCTTCTATGGCGTTTTTAACTGCGCCTTGAATCTCATCTTCCTTCATCTGTGCCATTACCGCTCCCCTCTATAAAACAAACTTTCTGACATGTTGCCGCCAGCGTTACCAGCAAGTACGACCCCAGGAGCTTGCGCCCCTGCATAAGCCGCTTGATTTAATGTGGCTTTTAATCCACTGGCAAGTGAGGCCAATGCTGACTCATCTACTAAGGCTTTTCTTACCTTATTAGGATCGGTTGATAGTAATACTTGAACCACCTTAGCCTTATCTTTTTCACTAAGGCCCATACCCATTTTTTGCATTAACACAGCAGCTATCCTGGCAGCGGCTGCAGGGTTGCCATTTCCTAAGCTAATAACATCTTCTGCCATGCCCGTACCCATTCTGCCTGCTGCTGCATCAACAGACTGAGTTGAAGAGCCCGTGAACGTATAGTTTTCAATGTTTTTAGCACCCTGAGCAATTTCTAACTTATTGACTAAACTGTCTAGTGAGTCTTCTGGGAACAATTGTTCAACCAGGTCTTTTAACTTAGTGTCCTCTTTTAGTATTTTTCTAATTGCCGCAGACTTGCCGCCTGCTTTAGATACATCGTTTTTAATGGCAGCCATGACACCAGATCGAAGTGCAGCAAGCACACTTGGGTCTACACTTTCATCCATCATTTTCTGAATTAAAATATTGGCCTGTTCTGGCGATTTATTGATCAGGGTTAAGCCTTCTTTAAACGCATCTTCTTTAGAAAAAGTTAATGCCGATGTAGCCCTAATCTCTTTCATTCCTGGGACAGACTCATCGATTTGTTTACGAAGCGAGTTTTGGACCTCAAACGCTGATGGGGCCAAACCCTTAGTCATTGTCTTCTCAGAGAATGATTGAGCAATTCGACCTGAGTGAGCCATAATTGCTTCAGCTTGAGCCGCTGTTGGGATCGTGTTAAACACCACCTCACCAGCTTCGTTAATTTTATAAAATGGTGCAGCTCCTGTTCTTTGCTGCATTTCTTGCGCGGCTAATTGTGCCGCCTTTGGCATACGCTTAATAATGTTTCTTAGCTCAGTTAACAACTCACCACTTACTTTTTGTGTGTTAAAGGGGGCTCTTGCGCCTGCTTCAATAACACGCTCGTCATCAATAATTTTACCCATGCCTTGAGTAATGTTTGGGTTATCAATATCAGTCATGCCAGCCCTAAGTTCATCAAAGGCTGTAGATTCAGTTTGTTTAGTTCTTTCTGGAAAGCTGGCTTTTAGTCTTGCGGAGCTAGGTCCACCATCTGCAACCATTGCCTTTACGGCTTCACGAAGCGTGACATTTTCAACCATTAGCTTGCCACTAGCTACATCATCAACAATCTCATCGACAGTCTTGCCGGACTCACTAGCCAATCGTTGTATCTCAGTTTCAACGGCCTTGCTACCCCTTTTACCAAACATGCGCCTAGCTTTGTCAATGACAGCAGAACCAAGACCTGTGACTAAATCACTCACTCCCTTACCACCACCGCCTGTTATCGCACCAATAGTCGCCCCACCAGGAACTCTAGATGCGCGGTTACCAAGATCACCCTCACCCGTATTAAAGGCGTAGATACCTCCCTCAGCCATGCCTATTTTAGCGGCTTGCCATAAGCGCGGAAATAGCTTTGCACCTGTGGCTGCTGTGGCTGAACCGCCTGTAAAAAACCCAGCTACAATGGCTGGTATTGCAGCCCCTGCTGTTTCGTACATAATCGAACCAAGTGCATCACTGTCTTGATAGTCTGATAGTTTTTTACGGACTTCGGTTAATGCATCATCGTAACTAACGTCACTAAATATTGACTCATAAAAGGCTTCGGCTTCGTCAGCACTACCAAAGGTTAACCCTTGAAACAAAGCCCTCACTCGCTCTGTTTTTTCTTCTATGTCGTTGTCAGTGCTTACCTGAGTAGCCCTTAGCTCTGCCATTAGTTCTTCTGTTGTAGCCATTATGTAGCCCCAGGTTTAAGTGAATTCATAAAATCTACCTTTTTCTTATAAGATAAATTTTTCCATTGTTTTTGAGTCATGGCTATAGGCGCAGCAGTTAGTGCTTTAGGTATATCCCAAGGTGGTATTGACATGGTTGGAACAACTGAAGAGCCCATGTAAATATTGCCCTCTGGAATGCCACCTTTTACTCCTAAAGCATCATACTTATTAATGGAGTTAGTCGCCTCAATAGACCTTTCATCGTAAAGCGAACTGGCGGCTGTAGCGATGTCGTAACGCATTTTTGGGTCCATTGCGCCCGTTCCCAGTATTGCGTTTTGAAACGCGGCTTGAAACGCTGGCACTTTTGCGCCTGCATTTGTGATAGCTCTAACTTCGCCCTCTCTAGCCACAGATCCTGGGTCAAGAACCTTGGCAAACGCCACCGCCATTGCGTAGTCGGTCACTTGGTTAGGATCTTTAAAGAAGGTCATGATGTTGTTGTAACCCTGCTTTATAATACTGAACTGTCCAAGCTCTTTATTTAAATCATCTCTAAGTGCGTTAATGTTGCCTAAATCTTCTTGTGAAAAAGCATTTCCACTGTCCTTATCGCCTACTGCAACAAATTTTCCAGAGGTACTGCTCTCTTGCCAGTTCTTGGTGGAGTCAAGATTTTTTAGTTTTTCTGGGTCAGTGACCATTGAGAATGTTTCAGTGGGCGTTCTGCCAAGAATTTCATTGTACATTGACATGGCTTGCTTGCCCGTTATCTGATTTAGTAAAAGCGCATCGCCTATTTGTTTATACTCCCCACCTTTACTAATCAAAAACTGTGCAGTTCGATTACTCTGGCCTGTGGCTAAATCTTTTGCAGCCTTTAGCTTGCGATCATCACTCAAACCTTTAAGACGCTGGTTAATACCAGTTTGAATGTTTCCAGCGTTAGGGTTGCCACTCATGTTGTTAAACCCAGAGGCTAAATTTAAAAGGTTTTCCTCATCACCTAAAAACTTTCCAATGTTATCTAATAAGCCCATTATTATTTCCTTTTAAAAAAATGCTTTATTACCGCTTAAAAATGGCAGAAGCAGTGTTCGCGCCAAGCGTTAAATAATCAAATAAACCAGGCGAATACCCTTCGGTTTGATTTGTGCTTGTATTATAAGGAGCAGCACCTAACGCTTGTAATGGCATGTTCAACGCTTGGTTTGGTTGTGCTGTATAGCCAGCATATCTAGCTTTAGCTGCATCAATCACCGCTTGCTGAACGGCTTGCTGTTGTAGCCCTTGATTTTGCATCTGAGCGTCAATCTGTTGGCCCATGCCAAATCCTAGATTAGACAAAGTGCCTAGTTGACTAGCTGCACCCATCCGCTGTTGCTGACCTTGTAACTGGGCTTGCTGGTTCTGCATTTGCGCTTGTCGTGCCATTTGCTGTGAGGTGTTATAACCTTGCTGCCTTAACTGACCAGACATAGCGGCTGCACGATCTGCAAAGCCACGATTAGTTTCTGATTCTGCAATACCATGCCTAGAGCCACCAAAGGCGTTAGCGGCTGTCGCTTGTGCGCCCATGTTGTTCTGAGCTAACAAACGTGATCGTTCAATGTCAGCAAGGTTTTGATTAACCACACCCGTTTCATAGGGGTTTGAATACTGGCTCATTGTTGCAGCAGTTGGAGCCGTAATCGCCATGGGGCTAAACTGAGTACCCGTCATTGCAGCCTGACCAGCTTTAGTGATACCAGTGTTGGCTTGCTGGTAAATGTTTTGTGGTATGCCGTTGCCTGGTGCTGCCATAATAATTTCCTTTTGCTACTTTAGTCACACTAAAAAAGTATGCTCACTAACATTTGTTTTCGTAAAAAATTAATCAATAAGGGCTTACAAATCTATTTTTATAATCACGTTCATTGTACCCATAAGGTGTCACTGTCACGTTATTGGCATTGTTGCCATTGGTGTAACTTGAATCAGTAGTTGATGATGAAACTAAACTGTTGGCATTACTACCCGTCAATGAGTCTAGCAAACCGCTTAAATCGTTTACAAACCCTTGGCGATATTTTTCTGCGTCTTTAAATACTTCCATCAAATCGCCTTGATCATTATTTACATATGCCCCTCCAAGCATCTTCTCGCTATCATCAATTCGACCTGCTCTATTTGCCGCAAGAAGTTCATTCATTACTTTAATTTGAGCCGCATCATCAGCAGCATTACCCGTTACTGAACTTGCGCCAAAGCCTAGGTTGGCTGAGTTTTGTGCAGCAGCTTGTTGTGCGGCATCATATTGCTTACCTTCAATGCTGCCAGAAATATTAGCTCTAACTTGTTCTGGGGTCATGCGTCCACTTTTTAATTCTTCTCCGTAGTAAGCTAATGCCGCAGGGTCTTGTAAACCGCGCCCTAACTCTTGCTGGTAAATAGGCATTAACTGGTCAATTTGTGAGCCGTAAAGATCAAAGGTACTAGGTGTTGCGGTTGATAGATCAGTATCAGTTGGCGTGTTACCGATCATCTGCTGCCCTGCTGCGGCTGCAATAGATGGGTCTACTGTTGCTGCTCCTGCTGAAATATCAGCTATTGTTGGCGGCACAACGGCTGGGCTTACAACAGAATCTAAAATACCACTAGAGCCAGAAGGTAATACAGGCGGAGTGTATTCTGCGCCACCTAATAAACCACCACCTACACCTATTTCAATCGGTGCGCCTAATGATGATTTACCTAATGCTCGACCTTCATCACTATCGTATAAAACCCTGCGTAACTCGTTTTTAGTCATGCCTTGTTGCATTAGCGGTAAATATGTAGACACTCCCTCTAATCCAACATTGCGATTAAAGGCTTCGTTGTATAAAGAATTAATGTCTTGAATTTTACGGCCTTCTGGCGTTAATCCTGTTGTTGGGTCAATAAACTGCTGTTCAAGCTGTTGCTTCTGATACGGACGTTGCTGTTCTAACGTATTTAACGCCTCTGTATACATGGGCATACCCGAATAGCCTCGCATACCGCCTGCAAAGGTCTGAGGTGCTTGTATTCCGTCTGTGGCAAACGTAGGTGAACCACCACCCATTCCAAAGGCATTAGCAGCCATTCCCGTTGAATCAAAAGCAGCCGTTTGCAAAGGATTAAATGCGGCAACGTCAGCACCATA